TAGCCAGATCATTCATATTTCACCCCCTGCGGATTCAGAATAGCTTACAACTCTTTGCGGCTGTTCTCTTTTATAGATTGGCAAATCAATTTTCTTTACCCACCCCCTATTTTTCCCATTATCATCAACAATTTTCGCTGCGTGTATGAACGTTGGCGGCTCCTCAATGATCTTGTATCCTGCAGGCAATGGTGGCAATGGTTTTTGTATAACAAAGTCAAGGCCAGCCGGAACGTAAGTTTTGGGGGTTATGCCGTTCGGAACCCGCCAGCTATTGGCCGCAATCCGGTCGATCAGTCGCTTGGCATCGCTAAACTCCCATTTTCCAACATCGGCAAACCCACGCCCCTCCAGAAATCGGATTTGCTTGGGTGTCGTCAGCCCGGCATCACGGCGCTTCTGCACAGTTTCGATCAGCCTGGAAGCGTGTCCCTGGCAAGTCACATCATCGGGGAAGATGCCGAACTTCTCCAGCATCGCCAGCTGTGCAGTGGATGGTGGCGCCAAAGCCCGGAGGTCTTTCATGTCAGGGGAGTAATTCTCCAACTGTTCCCCAATGGACATTTCATATTGCAGCGGATCCACCAGTGCCCGCTTGCGGTGGCGCTGTTCTTCCAGCAACTTGCGCAGGCTTTCCTCGCGTTCCTCGGATGCCGACGATTCCGCTTTCTCTTCTGCATCCAGCAGGTCAATCGCTCCATCCTGACTTTCCTCGGCCATAATTTCAGATACCCGCTTTGAAAGATCGGGGTTGTCGCATACCAGGTGTGACGGTCTGCAAAGTTCGTGCCGTTCACTGTGCCATAAGAAATCCAATAATAACAGGTCTTCCTTGCCCGGAAATAGACGGGTACCTCTGCCCACCATCTGTGCATACAAGCTCCGTATTTTGGTAGGGCGAAGAACACAAATGCAATCTGCTGACGGGCAGTCCCAGCCCTCGGTCAGGAGCATCGCGTTGCACAAGACGGTGCCAGCGCCTGACTGGTCAAACCAGGCAAGTGTTTCAGCCCGGTCGGTGCTCGAGCCGTTTACCTCTCTTGCTGAAATTCCACGTGCCTGCAACATTGAAAGAAACTTCTGGCTGGTGGCAATCAATGGCAGGAATACCACCGTCTTGCGAGTCGCGCACTCGGTCTTTACCCGGTCAGCAATCTGCTCCAGATACGGATCAATGGCCGTGCCCAAATCGGAAACCTGAAAATCGCCAGCAGTCTGCTTAACTCCATCCAGATTGATTTCCAGCGGGATGGTCAGTGCCTTGATCGGCACCAGATACCCGTCCTTGATGGCTTTTGGCAGAGCATACTCATAGGCCAGCGTCTCGAATACCTCGCCCAGATTACGTTTGTCTCCACGGTCGGCTGTGGCAGTCACCCCCAGCAACTTGGCATCCGGGAAATCCGCAATGATGGCTTGATATGACGGTGATATTGCATGGTGTGCTTCATCAATGATGATATGACTGAAATCATGCCCTGTTCGGCGTTTCTCCTTTGCCATCGTCTGAACGCTGCCAACTACCACATTAAACCAGCTGTCCAATGCGGAAGATTCAGCTTTTTCAAGTGCACAGCCTAATCCGGTAGCTTTGGCCAGCTTATCGGCAGCCTGATCGAGCAGTTCGCCGCGGTGGGCAAGGATCAACGCCCTGCCGCCATCCCGTACAACCTGTTCGATGATTGATGCAAAAACAATTGTCTTACCTGTCCCAGTCGGAAGAACCAGGAGCGTGCTCCGAAGCCCCGTCTTCCATTGCTCCAGCACGGCATCCCGTGCTGCTATTTGATATGGCCTTAATTCCATTCCCTTTATCCCTTCTTGAAATAACTCTGCCCCAATGATACCAGCATACCCTGCAACAGCCATCCGGACAATTATCCACGCTGGTTGCAGGATATCCAGCCTGCAGATCGGGAGCAGAGCCGCAAACGGGGCAACTGCTCCCTCTCTCCCCGTTATCAGAACGGCAGGTCATCAACCTCCTCTGCCGCCGGTGCCTGGACAGGTGCTGGTTTCGCAACTGATGCCTGAATGGGTGCTGAGGTCACTTCGTCAGCAGGCAGGAACTTTGAAATATCATTGCTTTCTTTCTCGGCTCCATCTTTGCCTTTCCACTTGCGGATACCGACCTGGCAGCGCCCGGTCGCGCCGGCAATCTTGTTCCAGTCCATCTGCAGGCGTTCGCCGGATTTGCGTGCCCCGATTGCCTTGAAGAAAGCGCAGATCAGGCCCTCGCATTTGCTGTGCAGGAACAAGTTGTGCTCCATCTTGACGCCATTGACCAGCAGTTTGACTTTAGCTTGCGGGCACGGTGGCAGCTTCGCACTTCCGGGAAAACGGGCCCGTTCAAATCCCATCACCTGAAAATCATATTCACCGGGTTCCAGCAGGGTGAACTCATCTGCGTTCGCATCGACGGTGTCATCCCATGCCAATTCTCTTTCCAATTTTTCGGCCATTGTTCTTACTCCTTATGCCTGTTGCTTTTTGACGTTATGGCTGACAGCCTGCCAGCCGTTGATGATCCGCTGCAAAGTGGATTCATTGTAATTTCTTGGATTGGTACCAGCAGGCACAACCCCTTTTTCACTCAAGTATCGATCAAGCGCTTCAAACGGTACGTCGCTCATCTTCATCAGGTCGGACAACTGTACCAGCATTCTTGCCTTTTCAGCCGGTATTTTGTCTTTTGTCAGATATTCCGGCTTTTGTTCCGTTTGCACAACAGCTTCATTTGGCACTTGGGCAGCTGTGGTAGTCTGTGGGAGTGCTGGCGCAATAACCGGAGTCTGTGGCTGTGTGACAGCTGGTGCTTCCAGATCGGCCAACACCTTTGCCAGTTCAGCAGGAAGTTTCCCGTCCTCGGACAGTCGGATTTTTTCCGGCAGGTCATACCGGTTTTTGGCATCCCAGCAGGCGTGGTGCGTAGTAAAACAAACCCGGCGTCCTCCCTGGGCTTTCGTCTTTCCGTCTGTTTCCACGACGATGACCTCATAATTCAAAAACAGCACCATCGATGCCCATTCTTTGGTCATCGACGCGGTATTGACCTTGAAACTTTGGTTCAGCTTCAATTCATACCGGTCGAAGCTGCCGCTTTCTTCCGGGATCTCGCAATGGCTGAGCTGGCTGTGCGCCAGCAGCACGACGTGCATCTGTTCGGAAATCAGCGACAAAACGTCGAGGAATTTCCCCCACTTTGCGCCCAACTTCTGGTACAACGTACCGTAGGCAACATCACCCAGAGCAGCCACCCCTGCTTCTGCGCAAATGGCCTCCTTGAGCATCTTCTCACTCCAGTCTGCGGTATCGATTACCAGGGTCTGGAATCCAACCGGACCACGCCCGGCAGCGAACTCCTCAAGAAGCTGCATCAATGCAGCCCATGACTTGGGTGCCTGCACCCGTGTCACATCCAGAGCATGCGTTCCACCCTCGATATCGATGAATACCGGTTTCGGAAACTGGCTTGCCATTGTACTTTTTCCGATTCCTTCCGGACCATAAATGACAGCCCGGACTTTCTTTTTCTGTTTTCCTGTGATGACTTCAATCATGTTTTTCACCTTTCTTACCAATCCAATTCCTGGTCGTCATTCTGGGTCGCGGCCACTAACCCGTCTTCAATAATAATACTGCACTCCTCGCCCGTTGAGACCCGGGTGGCAATAGCCTGCAGATTCTCAGACTTGAGCCATTCCGACAGCGCGGACAGCTGCTCAAGATCAAAAGCCTCGAGCTTGTCCAGCAGAATAAATCCGCATTCCGGCTTGCGTTGGCGGATGATGGCGGCGGCCACCTTGACCTGCTCCATACCGGACATACAGTCCCACTTCTGTCCATTGTAAACCAACTCGCCGTTGTCAACGCCCAAACCGGGAAGCGGCAGCTTTACCGATTCCAGCAGCTTCCGGCGTTTCGCCCGGACTTCTTCCACCGTGGCGGTTAGCTCGGTATATTTCTGCCGTGCATTCTCGGCATCATCAATCGCCTTCTGCTTGTCAGCGTTTGCCCGTACCTTGCCATTGATTTCTTCCAGCTCTGCAATCTTCCGCTCGACTTCGGCAGTGGATTCGTCTTCCCCAACCGGAATTGAGCGTGCAGATTCACCCTCGTTATGGATGTCCTTTGCTTTTTGCAGGGCCTCTGCATATTCCTTTTCTGCCTGTGTCAGCATGACCTTGAGTTCGGTAATGTGCTGATCCTTTGCTTTGGCCAGCTCCCATGCTTTAATTTCCAGTGTTTCATAGTTGCGCAGATTAGCACGCATATTTGCTTTTCGTGCGTTACGTGCCATGATGTGTTGGCTTTCAGCGACCAGTGCAGACGGTGTCAGAGGCTCCTCCGGTACATCGTGCCACTCCGGCATTTCGGCGGCGTACTTTTCCTTCTGGTCGGCAATCCTGCCCTGCATGGTGCGCTCATCGTATGCCGCCTTTTCTTCGGCATCGATGGCCTTTAGCTGATCCTCAATGCCCAAAATGGACAGCAGCACGCGGGCTTTCTCGTCATTCTTCATGCCCATGAACTTGGGCAGGTTCAGAGCCAGTTCCTCGACGAAGCTATCGAGCAGCCGCTGCCCTGCACGTGCGCCTGACGGATCAATCACTTTCAATGCGGCATTCTTTCCGCTGCGCTCAACCACCAGTCCATTGCTCATCGTCAGCCGGATGTTGGCCTCGGCGCTCGATCCTTCCCGCTGCAGGTTGCTTGGACGGTATTTCTCTCCGCCAAGTGCGTAGGTGATGGCGTCCAGGATGCTGGTTTTCCCCTGGCAGTTCTTACCGCCAATGGTGGTAAGCCCGGTCTGGGCAGGGGTGATCTCGACCGCCCGCACCCGCTTGACGTTTTCGAGTTCAAGTTTTGTAATTTTACAGCTCATCTTTCTTATCCTCTTGAATCAGTTTGTTGATGATTTCCTGCCGGGCATGAAAGACATATACAGCAGATACCGGTGTGGTATTATGGCGTTCGTAGTTTTCAAGATTGTCCAGCGCCACCTGCAACATTTCTGGGGTGATCCCAAGATTTTGCCTTGCCTGCACCAGCCGTTTGCAGATCGAATTAAGCTTTTCGGTTGATCTGTTGACTGCAAGTTTCTCGATTCTTTCAGATAGTGCCACCAGCGCCGGCGGCATTGGCTTTTCGGTGATTTTTTTCTTCGTCATGGTATTTCCTTTCTTGACTTTCCGTCCTAATGTGTTAGATTAGGACTGTCCCTTTCTTGATGCCCCCGTCAGTTCCCCCTGACGCGGGGCTTTTTTATTATTGCTGAATGTAAACTTTGTTTCGGCGTAAGCCCTTATTT